AACACTCTTGTTGTGCGTAAGGTATTCAGAACGTTACAGGATAGTTGCTATAGTGACCTACAGTGGGCTGTGAATAGGTTAGGCGTAACAGACAAGTGGGACTTCAAGATGTCTCCGCTAGAGGCAACTTATAAGCCTACAGGTCAAAAGATACTGTTCAGAGGACTTGACGACCCGCTTAAGATTGCATCCGTTGCAGTGAGTAAAGGCGTGCTATGTTGGTGCTGGATAGAAGAGGCATACGAGGTTATGACCGAGGGCGACTTTGACATGATAGACGAATCTATCAGAGGGGTTGTTCCGGACAACCTCTTCAAACAGATAACGCTAACCTTCAACCCTTGGAACGAAAAGCACTGGCTAAAGGCAAGGTTCTTTGATGTAGAGGACGCCGACATACTTGCACTAACTACCAACTACCTATGCAATGAGTGGCTAGACGTTGCCGACAAGAGGACTTTCGAACGTATGAGAGTTCGCAACCCTCGAAGATATGCGGTCGCTGGTCTCGGCGGTTGGGGAGTTGTAGAAGGTCTAGTATACGAGAACTGGAAAGAGCAAGAGTTCACGCTCAAAGAGATACAGAATAATTACGACATAAAGTCAGCCTATGGTCTAGACTTCGGTTACACAAACGACCCGGCTGCCTTTTTTGATGGGTACATAGACGTGGATGCACGCAAGATATGGGTGTACGACGAGTTCTACAAGAAGGGTTTGTCGAATAGGGCTATATACCAAGAGATTAGCTCTATGGGACATGCGAAGGACAGAGTTACAGCTGACTGTGCAGAGCCTAAATCGATAGATGAGCTACGGGGCTATGGGCTGACTGTACGAGGTTCTAAGAAGGGTAGCGACTCTATTAATTCGGGTGTGCAGTTTATCCAGGACTTTGAGATTATCATACATCCGAGGTGCGTGAACTTCCTCACTGAGATTAGCAACTATACCTGGGCTAAGGACAAGTTCGGGAAGAGCCTCAATAAGCCGATAGACGACTTCAACCACTTAATGGATGCTATGAGATACGGAATTGAACCGCATATCGTCTACGACGAGATGACATATAACAGCGTAAGAGGAGGGCTGTAATGCGATACAAGATATCACGAGATACAGTTATGACGCCACAACTGTTGGCAAAGTACATAAATCTACACAAGAAGGATGTTAGCAAGAGGAATAGGGTGCTGCAGGACGCCTACGAAAACAGATACAAGATTTTCGGTGCTCCTAAGAAGGAAGACTACAAGCCCGACGTTAGAATCTCTGCGAACTTCGCGAAATACCTAACAGACACATTCGTTGGGTTCTTCTGCGGTATTCCGATTAAGATTAATTCGGATGACAGCAACATCGACGAGTACTTGGGAAGATTAAGCCTATACAACGACGAGGACAATCATAACCTCGAACTCGCTAAAGGCGCTGATATACACGGTGACTACCACGAACTGCTATACGTAGATGAGGATGCAGAGATTTGTTACACGGAGGTTAGCCCTCTTCAATCATTCTTTTTGGTGGACGACTCAATCCTTGAGCGACCACTATTTTTTATCCGCTATTACAAGGATAGCAACAAGATTGAGCGGGGGTCATGGTCTGATTCAACACATGTTCAGTACTTCACGAAAGACCCAAGCATCAAGTGGGATGATGATCCAGTAATACACGGATTTGATGGAGTGCCCGCAGTAGAGTATAGGGCGAATGCAGAGAGTATGGGACTGTATGAATCAGTGCTATCGCAGATTGACGCATACAACAAGGCGCTCAGCGAGAAGGCTAACGATGTTGATTATTTCGCTGATGCTTACATGAAGATTCTAGGCCCGCGAGTTGATGAGAAGACAATACCAGAGATTCGCAGGAATAGGATTATCAATTTTAGCGGTAATGGTGGCGACACCAAGATTGATGTTGATTTCCTCCAAAAGCCTGAGGCAGACGATACGCAGGAGAATCTACTCGATAGACTGGAGAAACTCATATTTGCAACATCAATGATAGCGAATATATCCGATGAGAACTTCGCAGGGCAAGCGTCGGGGGTGGCACTTAAGTATAAGCTACTAGCCATGCAGAATCTTGCGACATTCAAGGCTCTTAAGTTCCAGTCTGCAATGAACCGTAGATATAAGCTTATCTTCTCTAACCCTCTATCGGGTATGAAAAGCGATGCGTGGGTTAAGATAGACTATCACTTCACCATGAACTATCCGGCTAATCTTGGTGATGAGGCGGAAACAGCAAAGAACCTCGAGGGTATTACCTCTAAGGAGACGCAGCTCAAGACTCTATCAGTTGTTGATGATCCAAAAGCTGAGCTTGAGAAGATTAAGGCAGAGAACGAAGAGAGTGCGAGTCAGATGTTTGGTAATCTAGGAGGCGCTGGAGATGGCGACGAAGCTTAACGAGTACTGGAGACAGCGAGAAGAGGAACAGCGCAAGCAGAACATCACCGACGAGGCTAAGTATGATAAGGTTGTCGACAGAATGTATAGGGAGTCGTTAGCTGACATCCAGAAGGAGATAGACGCGTTCTACGGTCGCTATGCTACGAAGGAAGGTATCAGCGTATCAGAGGCGAAGAAACGTGTCGACAAGCTCGATATAGAGGCATACGAAAGACTAGCAAAGAGAGTAGTTGCTGATAAGGATTTCAGCCCAGAGGCTAACCAAGCGATGAGGCTCTACAATCTGACCATGAAGGTCAATAGACTTGAGATGTTAAAGTCAATGATTGGAGTACACCTCGCATCGCTATCAGATTCACTGGACAAGTACTACACTTCAAAGCTCGATAGCAACACTGCTGCCGAAATAAAGAGGCAAGCGGGTATCATGGGTGATACGATTGGTGTTAACGATAAGCAAGTTCACGCTATCGTTAATGCGTCGTTCCATAGTGCTCATTTCTCCGAGAGGATATGGGTTAATAACTCGTATCTAAAGCAGAAGTTAGAGCAGTCACTTCTTGCCTCTATGATACGCGGTGAGCGCCCCGATTATAGGGCGTTTAAGCGGATATTCGGCTCGTCATTATATGAGGCAAAGAGGCTGTTACACACAGAACTTAAACGTTGCCGAACAGAGGCGGCTATGCAGCAGTATAATCGCAACGGTGTTGAGGAGTTCGAGTTCATGGCGTTGGGGCCACATCCTTGTGAGTTTTGTACTGCTCTCAACGGTAAGCATTTTAAAGTTAAAGATTTCTTGCCGGGAGACAATGCACCGCCAATGCATCCACACTGCCGATGCTCTACAGCACCGTGGGTAGATGAAAAAGCCTATAACGATTGGCTTGATGCTAAAGCGGATGGAACATTCAGCGGCGGTTTTGATGATTGGAAGGAGGCTTTGCGGTTTGGCAGAGGTTCTGGTAGCCTCGATATCAAAGCAGGAGAGACTAAGCACATAGGGAATGTTGATTTTTCTGATAAACCGAGTGTCATGAAAACACTTGACGCTGCCGAACGGAAGTTTACAGGTGCTGATGTTGAGTGGGATGTAACAATTACATCTGATGGTAAGATATGGGTAACAAAAGGTAGTACCGGAGGGGTAGACCTTACGGGAATTCGGAGCGGGCGCGAAGGAGCTTACTCATATCATAACCACCTAGACGAGCACACGAATTATTCATTTAGTGAGGATGACGTAGCGGGATTCATAGCTAACAAAGAGGCGTATATGAGAGCCTCCGATAGCTCATACTCGTATGAAATGCGGAGACGGAGTGATACGGTTGATAAGTCGTGGGATGAGGTATACCATAGACACAAAGATTTATTCGGTTCAAAAGCACGTGTGGCGGGATTTCGTAGCGAGATAGATCTCGAAGAAGACGGTTATGATTACACTATGAAGCTTTTGCGTAAAGAATTGAGGTTTGAATATGGGCGAAAGAGGAAAAATCAATGACAAGGATCCTGATTATACTAATTATTTGAATGAATGCAACGAGCTGAGTAGGAGGTATTTTGCGAAGGAGGATGAGATTTTTTCCCGGTTAACCGAAGACACTCGTCGAGAGGTGTCTAGGGAGTTGGGAGCGTTGAGGAAACTCTTTGCGAGGGACCTTAAGGTTTTACAGAGAAAATATTCGCACATCTTCAATCAAAAGAGGGATGATGAATGATACGAATAAAAGTTAATAATTACTCTGTGGAGGTGAACGGTCACGCGGGATATATGCCACGTGGCTCGGACATCGTCTGCGCTGGTGTATCTGCCCTGTATCAGACGTTGGAGGAGTCAGCCAAGGAATTAACTGGCGGTGAGTATAAAACCTCGTCAGAGGAGGGATATGGGCGAATCTGCCCTATAGGTGAAGTGAGCAATGAGTACAAGCTACTCGTTAGCTCTTTTTTAATTGGCGTAAAAGGGATTGCAGCTAGCTATCCCGATTATGTAATAGTCCACACGGACTAGACCAAGCATTGATGTCGATAAAAGCAATGGAAGAGCCTAGGCGTGGAAGGCTATAAAAGCTACGGAAACGATAAGCATTGTATCTATAAACACATGGAGGTAATTATGTACTACGAAGAGTTAAAACGATGGAATCAACGTTGGAATCTGCAGAAGTTCGCAGAAGGCGGAGACGGAGAGGGAGACGCTAACGGAGGAGACGGAGGTAATTCCGGAGACGATTCTACTGGCGGAGATGACGACAAGAAGTATTCAGATGCGGACGTCAACAAGATTCTTAATAAGAAGTTTGCCGAGTGGGAGAAGAAGCAGGCAAAGAAGATTTCAGAAGCGGAAAAGCTTGCCAACATGACTGCAGAGGAGCAACTCAAGGCGCTACAATCAGAGCTCGATTCGATGAAGAAGGACAAGACTCGTAGCGAATTAGCAAGTGCTGCTAGAGGAATACTCGCTGAGTCAGATATCCAGGTTCCGGACAACTTAATCGCAAACCTTATAGGAGAGGATGCAGAAACAACAAAAGAGAATGTTGCAGCATTCTCCAAGGTATTTAAGGCAGCGGTACAGGAAGGCGTTAAGGAAGCTCTTAAGGGCAAGACACCACCATCGGGAGGCTCAAGCACGCTCACGAAAGAGGAAATCATGAAGGTGAAGAACCTCAAGGAGCGACAGAAGTTAATCAAAGAAAATATGAATTTATTTAAGGAGTAAGAACTATGAACAAGAGATTTGAACTACAGAGATTTGCAGTAATCGAGAACACTACAGTTACAGGCGACCTAGAGCCAGCTATCTCGATTGATCACACCAACAGACTCGTTGATAATATCGTGAAACTGCAGGAAGTACTCGGTATTACTGAAATGGAGCCAATGGCTGCGGGAACCAATATCAAGCAGTACAAGCTCGAGAAAGAGAACAGCCCAGCACAGGTGGCAGAAGGAGAGGTTATCAACCTAACTAAGATTTCTCGTAAGCTTGTTAAGACTCACGAACTAAGGCTCAAGAAGTACCGCAAGCTCGTTACTGCAGAGGACATCCAGAAGTCCGGACACGACGTTGCAATCAATAAGACTGACGGGAAGCTTGTTAGCGAGGTGCGCAAGGATATCAAGAAGGATTTCTTCACGATGCTAGGAACAGGCACAGGAACAGCCCCACAGGGCAAGAACCTACAGGAGGCTCTATCCGCAATCTGGGGCAAGCTACAGACAAGATTCGAGGATGTAGATGCTACACCAGTATTCTTCATCAACCCAGAGGACGTAGCAGAGTACCTCGGCAAGGCTGCAGTTACGATGCAGACTGCATTCGGATTCTCCTACATTGTCAACTTCCTAGGACTAGGTACAGCAATCCTATCATCTAATGTCACTAAGGGAGCACCAATCGGAACGGCTACAGAGAACCTAAACGGTGCGTATGTGCCAGCTAACGGTGATGTTGCACAGGATTTCGGGCTAACATTCGACGAGAGCGGACTCGTGGGAATGTCTCACAACGTTGCATCTGACAGAGCATCGCTCGACACACTCATTATGTCCGGAGTTGTATTCTACCCAGAAGAGGTTGACGGAGTAATCAAGGGCAAGATTGTCGCAGGTGCTTAGAGAACGGAGGTAAATTATGTTTATCGTAGTTAACGCATTTCTAGATCTACAGGATGCAGAATACCTATATGACGTAGGAGATGCATACCCAAGAGAAGGGCTTGAGCCATCGGAGGAGCGAATCAAAGAGCTTCTAGGGCCAGATAACCTACAGGGACAGCCGATGATTAAGGCGGTTAAAACTGTTCCAGCGGACAAGAAGCCCGAAGAGAGTGCAGATAGTGAACTGTCAAAGGAAGATGCCGAGGAAACCTCGGATACTCCAGAGACAGAAGAAGAGGACAGCAAGAAGTAGGAGGTCGATATGTCGGACAACGTAACAGTAATGTTGACTGGCACGCTCGATGAACAGAAGAAAGTTATTAAGGAATTGACGGAGGCGCGACTTAAGTGGAAGCTGGGTGGCGTCTCTAGTATTCCTGAACAGCTGTCCTACATCGTAACCGAGGTGTGCATATCGAGGTTCAACAAGATAGGTTCCGAGGGACTTGAAAGTCACACCGTTGAAGGCGAATCAATGAGATGGTCTGATGATGATTTCGCACCGTACGCAGGAGAGATACAGGACTATCTCAACGCACAGAAAGAGTCGAATAGAGGCGTTATACGTTTTCTGTAAAGGGGGTTAAGTTATGAGGTACGACACACTTATAAGTTTCGTAAAATTCAGACGCGGTGATTATAATGCCGAGACTGGTAATTATGAGAAAGCCTCTCCGGAGAAGACGGTTACGCATGCAAGTGTGATGAATGCTGGCCAAGAGACGATGAGGCTCTTATACGGTGAGATTAGGCAAGGGGCACTAATAGTGCAGATACAGGGGCATTTCGAACAGCCATTTGACCGCATCGAGATAGCCGGCAAACCGTACGCGGTTGATCAGCGAAGACGATTAAGAACCAAGGAGACATTTATCGTGTCGGAGGTGCAGTAATGGGGACTAGTATCAAGATTGTTGGACTCGACAACCTAAACCGCAAGCTACGTAAGAATGCGACTCTTAATGATGTTAAGACTGTCGTATCGACTAACGGTAACAGACTTGAGCGAGATATTAAGGCTAATACCAAGGTGGCGTATGTTAAGGGCTACTCGGAGCAAAATACCGCCGACAGTGTTAATGGTAACCCGCTAGACGGAGGTATGAGCTATGAGGCAGGAATAGCTATGAAGTACAATCCCTACACGGAATTCGGTACAAGGTTCATGGAACCCGAGCCAGTAGTAAAGCCAGCAATCGAGAAAGTAGGTGCTCAATTTGAGCGAGATATGAGGAGGTTAACAGAATGATGGATCCACAGCAGGAACTTTTCACGAAAATAAAATTAGCGGTCGAGGCCGTAATAGGGAAAGAAAACGTATATGATGGATTCTTGCCTCCAGAAGGCACACCTTATCCGTTCGTGTATCTTGGAGATGCGTATCAAGTAGATGACGCCAACAAGAGTGCTATATTTGGCACGGTGTCACTTACTGTACATGTGTGGCACAATACACCAGAGGAGCGCGGTACTGTATCAAGCCTTATGCTCAAGATTAAAGAGGCAGCAATGCAGCTAAAGAGTGGGTCTTATGCATGGGATTACCGCAACGGACAGACACGAATTTTGACAGATAATACTACTAAGCAGCCACTACTTCATGGGGTAGTAGAGCTGCGTTTTCATTTTAGTTAGGAGGAAATATGAACAAGTTTAATTTACAGCAATTCGCTGTTGCTGTATCGGGTAAGAAGATTGTATACCTATTCCGTCTTCTCTCTAAGGCGCAGAGCGAAACGGGGAGCATATTGGCGTTTGTAACGGAAAATGGTCGTACGAAGTCAAGGGATGCTGACACAACTGCGACCAAGGACGGCAGTGTAAGGACACCGGGAGCTGTTGAGACAGAGATTACATGCTCATCTCTTATGGCAAAAGGTGACAAGATGATTGATAAGCTAGAGAGTGCGCTTGATTCTAACGAGATTATCGAGATTTGGGAGGCAAACCTCGAAGAGGCTGGAACAGGAACTAATAAGTTCAAGGGGGCGTACTTCCAGGGCTACCTCACGGAGTTTGAGAAGAACTCAAACGCAGATGAGTCTGTGGAGATCTCGCTTACGTTCGGCATCAACGGTACGGGCGTCAAGGGTGATGTAACAGTCACAACAGCACAGCAGGAGATGGCTAGCTACGTATTTAAAGATTCGGTAGCTGGAGCATAAGCATAAGGAGTTTAACTATGGGGTGGCGCAAGTCACTCCATTTTATTTTTAGTAAAGGAGAATAACAATGGCAGATATCATCATAAACGGAACATCTTACCCTCTAAAATTCGGAATGAAGTTTCTACGAGAGGTTAACAAGCGTAATGCGGTACCCGTAGAGGGCATGAAGGGCGTAACTGAGAATGTCGGCATGAAGTGGATGATTGCAGAGCTCATGGATAACTCTGTAGAGGCTCTTGCAGATGCTATCTTCACCGCCAATAAGACCGAGTCACCTAGATTGACTTTACCCGAGATTGACGAGTTCCTGGATAGTGAGGAGACCGATATCGACGGAGTATTTAATGACGTGATAGGTTTTTTAGAGAAAGCCAATGCTACCAAGAGGCTAGTACAGGATATGAAGGATATGGTAGCGAAGAAGAAGGCGGAGATGGAACTGGAGGACGAGATTATCTAGATGAAGAGGCTTTGTATCGTCAAGTGGCGATAGACTGTTTCAGATACTTCGGATTCACTTCATTTGACCAAGTAGATAGGCTAACTATCTACGAGTACAACATTCTGATTGAGGCGGAAAACCTTAAGCAAGTAGATAGGGACTATAGGAATCACCTACAGGCATACCTTAACTTCCAAGCAACCGCCAAAAAGAATGTTGGTAAGACGAAGCAAAAACCAGTATTTGATAAGTTTATCAAGTTCTTCGATTATGACAAAGCAATTAAGAAGGTGCAGGGGAATGAATCTAACAAAGGTCGATTCTCTGCCCTTAGTAAATTTCTGAAAGAAAGGAGGGCGGACGAATAATGGCTGAATCTTTTTCCGTAAAAGCAGTTTTATCGGCGCAGGATAAGAACATGTCATCGACATTCAAGAAGGTGCTCGGTACGACTGATTCTCTTGGATCTCGATTAAAGAGTGGTATCGGATTCGGTGCGCTGATGTCGATAGGCGGAGGAGCAGTGCGATTCCTCGGTAACGAGATGCGTAATCTCATGACGGAAGTCAACGAGACTAATAGTGCGTGGAAATCATTCTCAAATAACATGGCTATGTCTGGCATGAGTCAAAAACAGATTCGAGCCACGAAGAAGGACTTGCAAGCATTCGCGGTTAAGACTGTATATTCCTCAAAAGATATGGCGTCTACATTCGCACAGCTCTATGCGGTCAACAAGAAGACGACTACATCCCTTGTAAAGGGATTTGGTGCGGTTGCTGCCGCTTCTGAGAACCCTAAGCAAGCCATGAAGACGATATCTACTCAGGCGACTCAGATGGCTGCTAAGCCTACTGTTGCGTGGCAGGACTTTAAGTTGATGCTCGAACAGTCGCCAGCAGGACTCGCTCAAGTAGCGAAGGCTATGGGCATGACGACCGCTGAACTCGTTAAGAACGTTCAAGATGGCAAGGTCAAGACCGAGGACTTCTTCAAGGCTATGGAGAAGATGGCAGATAATAAGGCTCTCATGAAGCAAGCCCAGCAGTACAAAACTCTCGGTCAAGCTGCAGAGGGTTTGAGAGCAGTTATAGCATCAGGTCTAGCACCAGCATTCGACGCACTCACTAGAGGCGGAGTATCAATCCTATCGAGTATGATGGAGGGTATATCAAAGAGGTTTGAAATCTTAAGTAACGCCTTCAAGGGTGTAGGTAAAGCGTGGGGCTCGGCATTTAGTGCAATAGGTAAAGAGCTTGATAAACTTAAGGCTAAAGATGGTCTAAAGAACTTCGAGTCTGGGGCTAAAAGTGCAGCTAGTGCAATGAAGAGCCTAGCAAGTGCTGCCAAGGCTAATGCGAAGCCTATAGCATACCTCATACACCACATTCCAGAACTTATAGAAGTATTTATTGGTTTAAAAATAGCATTAAAGGCTGCTAAATATCTTGATGCAACGGCAAAAGGCGCGGAGGCGGCGGCAAGCGTGCTACCTAAGGTAGGTATGGCAGCTAAAGTATCGGGATCGCAAATGTTAGGTTCTGCAAAAGCGTTCATGGCTACGGGTGCGGGTGTTCTGATGATAGCTGCAGGATTCTACATAATGGCTAAAGCTGCGGTGATGCTCGCTAAGTCGGGCAAGGGTGCAATAGGTGTATTCGCTGGAATGGCGATTGCTATAGGACTGCTTGGCGTAGGTCTAGTAGTGCTCACAAAAGCTATGAGCTCGATGAATCCGGCAAAGCTAAAAGCGATGTCAGTTGCAATGTTAGCATTCGGTGCTTCTATAGTGCTGTGTGCTGCAGGAATGTGGATACTGTCTAAGGCAGCTAAAACTATCTCCGATGGCGGAGGGTTAGCCGTTGGGGTACTCGCAGGTATGGCAATAGCTATAGGGTTACTTGTAATAGCATTCGCTAAATTCGGACCCGCTCTCGATGCAGCAATCCCAGCGATGCTCACGTTTGGCGCAATGGTGCTGATGATAGGTGCAGGCATATGGCTAGCAGCGAAGGGAATAGCAGCAGTAGTTACTGCGTTCTCAAGTTTAGTTGATTCTGTTACCGGACTCATTAACGTACTACCTACGGCGGCTCAATACGGCTTACAGGCAGCAGGTGGTATAGCTCTAGTCGGTGTAGCGTGCATAGTGGCGGCTGCTGGAGCAATA